GTGGATCATCAAAGCAAAGAAGTCAAAGAACACATTATTGAACCTAATCCACTAGGTGAGATTCCTGCCATTGTTGCCTACTCACGCAAGAGCCCAGTGCGTGGTGTTGGTGTCTCAGACATTGGTGATATTGCCAATGCACAAAAGACTATCTACAATCTCACAAGTGAAGTAGAACAAAGTATTCGTATCAATGGACACCCCGCACTGGTAAAAACTGCTGGTGCAGAAGCCTCAGCAGGTGCTGGTGCCATCATACAGATAGAAGACAATATGGATCCAGGCTTGAAGCCCTACATCCTCTCAGTTTCTACTGATACAGATTCAATCTTCACTGCCATTCAACACACAGTAGAAGCCATTGACAAGATGGCAAACACTGGCGCAATCCGTAGCAACATTGCCACTAGAATGAGTGGTGTTGCACAACAACAAGAATTTGAATTGCTCAATGCCAAGCTCAGTGAGAAAGCCGCTAACCTAGAGTTGGTAGAAGAACAGATATGGCAATGGTTTGCATTCTATCAAGGTGCATTATGGAATGGCAAGATTGAATATCCACGTTCATTCAACATCAAAGACACAGCCAACGATATGGACATCTTGTATAAAGCCAAGCAGGCAGCAACTGATCCTGTGGTGCTAAAAGTCATTGATGGTGAGATACTAGAAACACTAGGCAAAGAAAAAGAGTATTTGCCTTTTATTGATCCTAATCCACAGCCAGGTAGAATCTATCCTGAAGGTGATGCAATCCCAGACTCATTACCCGCTGCCTACAAAGATAGTGCTGATGCCTCAGTTCCAGAAGGACAAAATTGTGCCAACTGTGAATACTATAAAGCAGGCGAACAGTATTGTTTCAAGTTTGATGCACCCGTGCGTGCCACTTGGTGGTGTGCAGTATGGGAAGCAAAAGAAATAGAAAGTTAAACAAGGAGAACACCGTGGCTACATACCCAAAGAAAAAGAAGATGCCCAAACCGCCAAAGAAGAAGGGATACTAAAATGCCCATCCATAGAGCCACAGGTCCTCGTGGTGGAAAAGGTTGGCAATACGGTGAAAGCGGTAAGGTATATCCAACCAGACAGCAGGCAGTTAAACAGGCACAGGCAATTAAAGCAAGCCAGTCTTCAAAGAAGAAAGCAAAGACAAAATAGTCAAAATTAGTGCGATTATTAGACGCTTGTATAAATAACTTTACAATTTACTCATAAGAGAGGTGATGCACAATGACAGACAATTCATTGGTTAACGACGTGGCTACTGATGCCGCAGGCGATACTGCAAATCAGGCACAGGCAGCAAAGACTTTCACGCAAGAAGAAGTCAACGCTATTTTGGCTAGAACTAAAACTCAAATCGAGAAGAAGTTCCAATCAAAGTATGAAGACTTGGGTGATCCTGATGAACTTCGCTCTATTAAAACAGAGTGGGAAAAGAAACAACAGGAACAACAGATCAAGCGTGGGGAGTTTGAAAAGACTCTACAAGAACTTGCCAGCCGTAAAGATGCTGAGATCCAAAAGAGAGACAGTATCATTAAAGAATACAAAGTCAATACGCCTTTGTTAAGTGCCGCAGCCAAATATCGTGCAGTGGCGCCAGAACAGGTTAAAGCGTTATTGAATCAAAATGTAAGACTTAATGGTGAAGGCGATGTAGAAGTAGTTGCTCAAGATGGAAGCGTTCGTTATAAAGACAACGGTTCTGCCTATGAAGTAGAAGACTTAGTGCGTGAATTCCTAGATTCGAATCCACATTTTGTTTCTGCTAGTCCAGCCACTACCAATACCAAGAGCAATGTTTCTGCTAATACAGGATCTGGCAAAGTAGACATATCTAGTTTAGATATGACAAATTTAGAACACCGTAAAGTCTATGCGGAATATCGCAAGACAGCGGGTTTTACGAGATAACGCCTAAACATCAAGGAGATATATTATGGCCGGTTCAACAACAACAACATTAAACGACCTGTTGCCAGCGATTACCGCTGAAGCAATGTTCGTTGCAAACGAAAGATCCATTATGCGTGGATTGGTAAAGAATTATTCTATCCCAGCAAGCAACGGTAAGACTATTACTGTTCCTATCTACCCAGTTCAATCAGCAGCCGCTTTGACTGAAGGTGATGAAGTTTCTAACACAGCAGTTTCTACTGATGGTGTGACTCTAACTGTTTCTACAGTTGCAATCCGCACTATGATTACTGACTTGGTTCGTGCTAGTTCTGCATCTAACGTGGTAGCAGATATGGGCCGCTTGTTCGGTGAAGCAATCGCTAAGAAAATGGACCAAGACTTATTGGCTCTATTCAGCGGTTTCTCAGTTGGCGTAGGCAGTGCTTCTACAGCATTCTCTGCAGCCATCCTAGCACAGGCAGTTGCACGTCTTCGTGCTAACGCTGTTCCTGGCGATCAATTGGCTTGTGTGGTTAATCCATATGTTGCCTATGACTTGAAGTCAGCATTGACAAACACATTTGCAAACCCAAATGCAGGCATCATTCAAAATGAAGCAATGCAGACTGGTTATGTTGGCACACTATTTGGTGTTCCAGTATTTGAATCCAGCAACATCGCTAACACAGGCACCGCTGGTGACTATGTTGGTGCTGTATTCCACCGTGATGCATTAGGCTTGGCAATGATTGGTGACATCAGCATCGAAACACAAAGACGTGCTTCGTTCGTTGGTGACGACATTGTTGCGTCCGCTCACTACGGTGTTGGCGAACTATATGATGGCTACGGTGTTAAAATCACTGCAGACAGTTCATTAGTTGATCCTGCTTAATCCAAAGTAGTTTCTTTGCAAACTAGGGAAAAGGGCTCAAAAGGCCCTTTTCTTTTGGCTAGATATTGTGTTGACACAATCACCTTTGACTGTTATACTAATAACATCAAAACAGCATATGAAAGGTGCAAAATGAGTCATTACTATCTAACCATTGTAGAAATTGAAACAGGTAAAACTGTTTATGAAAACGGCTTTATCAATCGCCACAATGTTGCAGAAGAATTGGCAGATTGGAATCCAGAAGACTACTGCTACTCCATTGAAGAAATCAAGGTGCCAGACTATGCTTGATCCAAAACCCACTATGAGTGCCGCAGGTATCATTGCCAATCTAAACTATTACAATGCCCTTGAGCATCGTTATGCCACACAGTATCGTGAAGCATTAGAGCAGACTACCTATTGGCTTCGTGAATTAGAAAAATTAAATAAGATTACACCCGATGACTCGAGTGTGACTACTGCTGAGGATCCCCATCCTCTTTTCATCACTTTGAGGGGTAGTGAGCAGTGAAACCCCTTATCTTAATTTTTACTGTTCTCGTGTCAGGTTGTGCCTATAATGGAGGCAAGAACACTTGGTATCCTGGACAACCTATTCCTTACACTAATGGTCCTGCTTGGACTGCTCAGGGAATGCCAGGACAAAGTGTTTACATTGTGAATGGTTCTGCCTACACAGTCTACAAAAGCAAGTAAGCAATTTAGGATCCCTTCAAAGGCACCGTTAAAAGTGCCTTTTCTTTTGCCCTCGCTAAATACTCATACAGGAGAAGGACTCCTGCAGATAATTTACGGAAAGGATCCGCTACTATGGCTTATGCAACTTTTGACGACCTCAAACAGGTTGAACCAACTATTGATGATTATGGTGTCTTAGATTGGGATGTAGAATTAGCCCGTAGCGAAACCGAGATTAACAGAGTGCTTAAGGTGCGTTGGTATCTTGCATACCAAAAGGCACACATCAATCTAGTAAATATAGCCTTTGATCCTACCTTACTAACCTCAACACAATTCAAACAGGCAACAGTATATCACGCTCTTGCCTATCACATTGCACCTAAACTAACACAGTTCTCAGGTGCGGAACCAGACAAGTTCCAAGTGATGATGGAATACTATTCAAAACGATTTGAACACGAAATGGATCTAATCCTTCGTGAGGGTGTTGAATACAATATCAATGATGACAGCACAATCTCAATGAGTGAAAGTGCTCCAGTCACCAGTCTAAGACTTAAGAGATAAAGATGGCACAGAACATCAGACAACAAGTGGCTGAAAGCATTGTCAAAGTCTTGAAAGAAATGACAGATCCAACTCCGGTGTTTGTAAGCCGTGAGCCAGTAGTCATACAAGAAATGGCTATCACACAATTTCCAGCAATCTTTGTTCAACCCACAGTGGAAGACAGAGAAACAATCACAATGGGTGCCCCGGGAGCGGGTCGTAGAATGGGCCGGATCGAATATTCGATTCGTGCCTATGTCCGCGGCACAGAACTAGACAAGAAGCGTAATGACTTATTGGAAGCCATTGAAGAAGCACTGGACACTGATAGGTATAGAGACTTAATCGCCTCGGGCGTGACTGATAGCCAAATAACAAGAGTGGAGATCATAGATCGACAGCCACCGTTGGCGGAGTTTGTCATTACCTATGTTGTCACTTACAATTATCTAAGAGGAGCAGTATGAAGATAGAACTTACTAAGAAAGGTATGACTAGATACTGTCAACCTCAAGAATTAGAATTATTAAATTCAGCAGGATGGACAGAAGTCAATCCCAAGCCAGCTGTGAAAGAACAGGCAGGAGAAGAAATTATTCGTCTCAAGCCCCCGGTGAAGTCTAAGGCGACCGCAACAGCCGTAGAAGAAGCCAATATTAATATACAAGGAGACGAATAATGGCCATTTTAACAGGAAACAACGGCGTCGTGAAATTAGACGCATCAGTAGGTGGTAGTGTTGCAACTATCGCATCAGTAAGAACTTTCTCAGTTGAACTCACAAGAGACACAATTGAAACAACCACAATGGGTGTAGACGTAAGAACATACCTAAATGGTTTGAGTTCTTGGAGTGGAAGTGCTGACATCTATTTTGATCCAGCGGCTTCAACAGGAACTATTGCAACTCACGCAGTTCTAAACCCAACCAGCGGCACAGTAGGACAAGCCACTCTAACTGTAGAATTATATCTTGCTGACACAGCAGGCAAGTTCTCAGGTGAAGTTATCATCACTGGCTTTACAGTAAACAGTTCAATGGACGGTATGGTAGAAGCATCCATCAGTTTCCAAGGCTCTGGTGCTTGCACATTCACAGCCTAATTAGGAGACGACTATGGCTAACTTAACAGGTAATAACGGAGCACTTACCGTAAACGGTAATGCAGTGGCTTCAGTTCGCAACTTCTCAGTTGAAATGACTGAAGACACAATTGAAACAACAGTGATGGGCACTGATGTAAGAACTTATGTTGGTGGACTAAGCCAATTCTCAGGTTCTGCAGATGTGTATTTTGATGCCGCTGATTTTGACACATACGAAACAACATTCAATCCAACATCAGGATTGGTTGGTGCCAGTGGTGTTGCAGTCAAGTTCTACATTCAAGAAAACTATTCATCTACAAATGACTACGCATTCACAGGCAACGTGATTGTGACAGGTTATACAGTGAATTCATCATTTGATGGTATGGTTGAAGCCAGTATTAGTTTCCAAGGAACTGGTGCGGTGACATATTCAACATCAGCAGTATAATGAAAGTCACCTTTACTGGCTCTAGCACAATCGCAAGCGACTTGAAGCGTGAGTTGACCCAAATGCTAACAGATTTGGGCAACACCACGCTACAAGAAGCCCGTGCCAAGACTCCAGTAAAGTCAGGTAATGCAAGATCAAAATGGACAAAGACACAGACTAAGGATAATTTCGAAGTCACAAACAGGGTTCCTTACATTGAAAGACTAGAGGCAGGAGCGAGCCGTCAGGCGCCAAAAGGCATCATAGGACCTACTCTAACAGCAATTAAAGGAAAAACGAAATGAGTAAAGTATTAGAAAAAGCAACGGCACACTTCCGTAATCAAATTTCAGGTGCAATGCAGATGATTGATGTTCCAGAATGGGAAACAAAAATCTATTACAAGTCAGCAGTCAGTCTCAAAGAAGAAGGCAAGATTCTAGAATTAAGCCAACAGGGCAAGACTGTGGAAGCATTGGTAGAAAGTCTTATTGTTCGTGCTCGTAATGAGGATGGCACCAAGATGTTCAACTTTGCAGACAAAGCCGCATTGTTAAATGAAGTTGATCCAAAGGTTCTTATCAAGGTAGTAGGCGAGATGAATAAACTGGCTGAACAAGAACTTAATGGAGATGAAGTCGCAAAAAACTAAAGGCGGACCCAGATTTGATGTTTGCCTATAGACTGGCAAAGGATTTGGGCCGCACAGTGGAAGAGATTCTCAGTATTTCAACTTATGAATTTGCTGGTTGGGCACAGTTCTACAAGATGGAAGCAGAGGAAATGAAGAAGCAGGCGAATAAAAGGAGCAGATAGTGGCTGTTATTAAAATTGATGGTGATGCCAGTGGTGCATTACGCAGTATATCGCAGATTGAAAATGCTCTTGGTGGCATTCAAAAGTCTGTTTCAGCAGCCACTAGAAGCCTAGGGGGCTTGCAAAGTGCTCTAGCAGGCATCGCTGGTATTGCTGCCGGCGGTAGCCTAATGACATTCGTAGATGAACTGCAAAATATGCAGAACAAACTCAGAATTGCAACGGGTAGCCAAGATGAATTCAACAAGTCAATGGAGTATGTCAAAGCCATTGCTGACAAGACTGGACAAAGTCTTGCTTCTACTGGTGACTTGTATGCTTCAGTGGCTCGTAATGCCAAGTCATTAGGCTACAATCAGGATCAAGTAGTCACAGTCACCAACGCTATGGCAACTGCCTTGAAGGCAAGTGGTGCCAGTGCTCAAGGTTCAGCATCAGTAATGTATCAGTTCAGCCAGATACTTGCCAAGGGCAAAGTAAACGGTGATGAATTCACAACTATTATGGAAAACTTGGGCGGTCCAGTTATGGACTTGGTTGCCAAGAATATGGGCCTAACTACTGGTGAGTTGCTCAAGTATAAAGAAAAAGGCTTGATTGGTGCCAAGGACTTTACCGATGCTCTAATTCGTTCAATGAGCGAACTAGATGGTATGGCTGGCAAGAGTTCACAAACCATTGGACAAAGTATCCAGCGTATTCAAAACGCATTTGGCTCTGTGGTATTAAGCATTGACAATGCTTCAGGCTTCTCAAAGACTTTTGCAGACATTGCACAAAAGATTTCAGACAATGGTGAAAACCTAATACCAGTCATCAAGGCAATTGGTATTGTGATGGCAGGCTTGGCAGTATTCTTTGCTCCTGTGGTTTCATTGTTTGTGGCAGGTGCTGCCGCTGCCTTATACTTTGCAGATGTCATAGGACCTATCCTAAAGCCTGTGGTAGATGCAGTCACAGGAGCCCTAGGCAGTCTAGCACGTCAGTTGGTAGGTATTGGTGCTGGATTGGCAGCATTGGTAAGTGGAGAAAATCCATTTACAGCCTATTCCAAAGCCTTAGATGAGTTTGACAACAAAGCCAAGTCAATCCCCAAAGCCACTGAAGGTGCCAAGAGTCTAGACAAGGCTCTAGAAGGTGCTAAAAATACTACCAAAGAGACTGCTGGTGCATTGTCAGGCATTGGCATCAAGTATCAAGAAATACTCAAGGATCTCAAAGCAGAAGCAGCCTTACAGGGTGCTACCAGCAAAGAACTAGACATACAGAAACAATTACTCACTGTGAACAAACAGTTGGAGTATAGTCTCACACAAGAACAGAAAACTCAACTTACTGTTCTTTATGAAAGAATACAGGCAACCAAGGATCAAATCTCTACCAATGAGATGCTTAACAAGTTGCAAAGTGACACCAACACTCTTAGAATACAGGACCTTGGTGTTCAACAGACAACCAGCCAACTAGAAAGTTATAGACTGTCAGTGGGCAAACAGACTTACGAAGCCAACAAGGGTCGTGTTCAACAGGCTATACAAGAAAACATTCAGGTTAAAGCCTTGAATGATTACAGCCAACAGTTGAAAAACAGTCAAGTTGAAATCACAGCACTAAGCATCAAAGACTTAGACTTGCGTGAACAGAGCGTGGCAGTTGAAAAAGAAAGACTCAAGTATGGCAGTCTATTCACTGATGAAATGGAAAAGGCAGTTCGTGCCAATGTGGCTAACAATCAAGCACTGAAAGAAGCAGTGGCACTAGAACAGCAAAGAGCCTTGGCAAGTGGTTCAGCATTGCCACAGGGCAGAGCAGAACAAATCAACACAGCCACTGGTGCAATGAGCAGACTAGATCCAAGTCTTTCTGCACAGCAACAGTATATGACTGAAAAAGCCGCATTGGAAAATTCAGAAGTTCTGGCTGCGGATCAAAAGAATCAACTACTACAAAAGTTAGAATACGAACATCAAGCCAAGATGAACGAGATTCGTTTATCAGCATTTGAAACCAACTTGAAGATGGCTGGTGTCACTGATGCTACCATATTGAATGTGGCTAAGACTACAATGCAACAGAGCCAAATGGTTGTGCAGGGTGGTATTGTTGGTATTCAAGGTGGATTGGCAATGCTAGGTGGCTTCTTAGAACAAGCAGGCAAGAACAACAAGAAAGCATTTGAAGCACAGAAAGCCGTGGCAATTGCACAGACTATCATATCAACTTACCAAGCAGCCACACAGGCATTTGCCGCAATGAGTTTGATACCATTCATTGGACCAGCACTGGGCTTTGCCGCAGCCGCAACAATCGTTGCCGCTGGTATGGCTAATGTGGCAGCAATTAAGAATCAGCAGTATAGCGGACGTCAGTTGGGTGGTCCAGTTATGGGTGGCAAGAGTTATATGGTTGGTGAAAATGGACCAGAAATGTTTACACCAGCAACCACAGGCTCAATCACACGCAACCAGGATCTAGGTTCTAGTTCTCCAACTAACATAAATTTTACTATTATCGCAAATGACACACAAGGTTTTGATCAATTATTATCAAGCCGTAAAGGTGTCATACAACAAATTATTTCTGACGCTATGTTAGAGAGAGGACAGAGGAGCATTGTATAATGGCTGATATTACAGGTAGTCAATACCCAACATACCCAAGTTTCACCAGTGTAAACTTTAAGACAGTGACACCAGCACAGGTATCACAAAGTCTAAGTGGTAAAATGCGCCGTGTCAGTCTTGGGGTAAGTTATTACACCTGGGAAGTTCAGTATCCACAAATGGAAGCCATTGACGCAGGCACAGTAAATGGCTTTCTAGGACAGGCACTAGGACAGACATTCTCGTTTGAAATTGTTTTGCCTAAACTCAGCTATTCAAAGTCAACCAATGCACCAAGCACCACTGTGAGAACATCAGCGGCAGCGGCAATTGGTGCCAAGCAGGTATCACTAACCAACTGTGGCAATACCAAGACAGTCTTGGCAGCAGGTGACTATTTCAAATTTAACAATCACTCAAAGGTGTATATGTGCGTGAGCCCTTGCATTAGTAATTCAGGTGGTGCTGCCACACTTTATTTTACCTGTCCGTTGGTAGCCGCAGTTCCAAATTCAACTAACCTCACAATCACAGCCGTGCCATTCACAGCAGTTCTAGCAGAAGATGTGCAGGAGTTTTCAACAGGCATTGGTGGCATTACATCAATGAGTGTAGCAATGAGGGAAGTTTGGTAAATGAAAGACTTTAGTCAAACAGCCAACCGTGATGAATACTACAGAGATCATACCATTGCCATTGATTGTGTAGAATTACATCTTAAAACCAACGCAGGTGCAGACTTGCCCATATATCTTTGCAGTGGTGGTGCAGACTTGAGTTTTGACTCACCCACAGCACCCACAGCAGGCCCAAATGTTTATACAGCACAGGGTAATTTTATTGGCTTCAGTTCATTAGCAGAAGACTTTGACATCAAGGTTGGCAAGTTCACAATCTTTCTAAGTGGTGTTGATAGAACATCAGTGCAGTATCTAATGGAAAATGAAATTGAAGGCAAGCGTGTGGTTATCTACAAAGCCTTTCTAAACTTTGGCACAGGTGGCGCCAGTGACTTGCAATTAGCCGCAACACCAATACTGATGTTTGACGGAGTTATCTATAACTTTGCCGTTGTTGAAAGCGAGAAAAGCTGTCAGATAAGCATTGACTGTTCCAGTCTATTTGCTGACTTTGAAAGAACAGCAGGACGCAAGACAAACAATTGGAGCAACTGGTTCTATCAAGGACAGAAAGGTGATATGTGTTTTGACAAAGCAGGTTGGGTAGGACAAACAGAATTCAAATGGGGTAGACTATGATAGTGAGACCGATGCAACCTCAAGAGTTTGACAGCACCGTTATTTGCTTTCAATACTATCGTGATGAAGCCATTGAAAGTCTTCCACGCATTGCAGAAGAGTATGATGAGAACTCCGTGTTGAAAACCATTAAGAACTTTGCTACCAAATGGGATCACTGTTGGTTCAATGCTTATGAAGGCAGTCGAGTGGTAGGATTCATTGCAGGATATGCAAGCGAATGCCCTTGGAACAGTCAAATCATAGACGCCAATATTGCCTTCATTTATATGCTGGATTCACACAAAAATATGGACAATTTCCGTCAATTAATGGTGAAATTTGAGGAGTGGGCAAAAACCATCAAAGCCAGCAACATTACAGGTGGCGACATTGGTATCAATCCTGAACGCACACAAAAACTTTATGAACACTTTGACTTTAAGCCAGGTGTATGGATGAACAAGGAGTTAGTCAATGAGTAAAGTCTTTAAAGCCGTTGGCAATGCTGTCAGTTCAGTTGTCAAGGCAGTTGTCAATGTAGTTTCATCCGTAGTCAAGGCAGTTGTCAATGTTGTTGCCTCAGTTGTCAATTTTGTTGCACAACCATTTATGGGCCTGTTGGGTGGAATGCCCGATATGCCCTCTGCACA